CAAATGAAAACACATAACTTCAAATCCCACTGGGTCGGCCTCTCTCCAGAAGAGAAAAAACTTCTTGCTGAAAAGGCTGAAACGTCCGTTGCGTACCTAAGCCAGGTAGCCAACAAACATCGCAATGCAGGATGGAAAACCATTCGCAAACTAGTCCAAGTGGACGAACGAATAACGTATGACTTCTTTGAGCAGTCTGCGGCATGATCATTATCCTCCGATGGTGATTTGGCTCACCTCTCTCAAGGGGTGGGCATTTTTTTAACTCAAAATTTAGGAGAGTTGCGGTGTCTGCAGGGTGGATTAAATTACACAGGAAGATGACGAAGTCAGCTTGGTACTCTAAGCCAGAGTACGTTGCGACATGGGTACACCTATTAATGAGGGCCAATCACAAGGATGGTGAGTGGATGTGTGGCAACCAGATCGTGAAGATTAAAAGGGGTCAATTTGCCTCGGGTCGGAAGCAACTTTCAGCCGAAATTGGCATAACAGAGAATAAGCTGAGAGCGATCATTCACCATTTCAAAACCAACCAACAACTTCACCAGCAAGCTTTCAGCAAATACTCAGTGTTTACGGTACTTAACTACGATGACTACCAAGACAGTAACCAGAAAAATAACCAGCAAACCACCAGCAAACCACCAGCAAACCACCAGCAACCAACCACTAACAAGAATGATAAGAATGATAAAGAAGTAAAAGAGAGGCGCAAAAATGCGCCAGTTGTTGATTATGAATCTATTGTTGGTTTGAATTTAACGGCATGGGAAGAGTGGCAGAAGTATCGATCAGACAGAAAGATTGCTAAGTACAAGTCACCAAAGCAGGCAGAGAACCTGGCAACATTCCCACACGATGTTCAGCAGGCATCGGTGGACGAATCAATCAGACAAAACTGGATGGGTTTATTTCCAGAAAAACTATTGGAGAAAAATAATGGCACAAGATATTCAAAAAATAATGGCAAGTTCGATGCGCTCAGTGCAATCCTCAACAGCTAATGACTTTGAAGAAACTCAAATCACACAGGCCGCACACGAAAAGGTTCGTCAGGTATTCAAGTCGTTCTCGATCAATTTTCAGCAGTCGTTTACGAATAACTTCAAGACAGACGATGCTCTCGAGACTGCCGCAAAAAAGTGGGCAAACAAGATTGGTTATCTTACTCAGAACCAAATAGATCGCGGTATCGAGCGAGTGGAGAATCTGAACCAGTGGACACCTAGGCTGAATGAGTTCCTTCGTCTTGCATGCGACTTACCGACCCTCGAAGCGGCTCAGGCTAGGATACTCACAGACAAGAACACTGACCTTGTTAGCTACCGAATACGATCACGAATAGGTCACCACAAGATGATGAATTTGCAAACAAGCCAACTCATGGCCCTGATCAAAGGCATGTACGAGGAAGAGTTTGAGGAGGCGTTGAATGACACCATTGGAAGCGAACAAAACTTTGAGCCAGTGAAGGCGTTGCCAGAGCAAGCGACAGAGATACCAACAAGGTGTTCTGATGAAACCGCAAGCGAAGAGTTAGCCAAGATGCGCCATGCTTTGGGGTCTGTATGAATATTGTATTCACAAGTTGCGGCAACGACTCAATCGCGCTACTGCAATGGGCCTTTGAGCAAGAGCTACCAGAAATTCATGCGGCATACAGCGACACCAAGTGGTCATCTGATGATTGGCCAGAGCGGGTTGAGCGAGTTAAGCAATGGGTTGAGGCTTCTGGCGGCACTTTTCACACAATCGAAAGCGAAGGATTTGAGTCAATGGCAAAACGAAAAAAAGCATTTCCTGCAAACGGTATGGCTTTTTGCTCTTACATACTGAAGATTGAGCCTGCTATGGAGTGGATGGAGAGTTTTGACCCACTCAAGAAAGCTACATGCCTTGTGGGTGTGATGAGGCTTGAGTCAGAAAGAAGAAAGGATTGGCCTGTTTGGATAGATGAGTCACCAAATCATGGTGGCAGGCCCTTGCATAGTCCGTTGGCAAAAATGAGTTTATTTGATAGGGATGCGTTGCTGGATAGGGCAGGCTTTGAGGTACTCCACCACAGGTCGCTTGAGTGCAGTCCATGCGTAAACGCAACGATTAAAGACCTACAAGCACTAACCGACACAGACGTTCAAAAGGTACATGAGTTAGAGGTTGTGTTAGGCGTTGGTAAAAAGAGCGGGAAGTCAAAATTTATGTTTAGGCCGCATCGGATGGGTGGTGCGAGAGGCATTCACCAAGTCAAAGAAAGGGCTGACAGGGGTGGGGGTGATTACTCGCCTCTACAGGATGATATGTTCGGCTGTGATTCAGGATTCTGTGGCTCATGAAGCACGACCCACAGCTAAACGCCAAGGCCGCGAGAATCAGGAGCGGTGAAGAATTTAAGAAGTGGCTCATGGAACAGCCAGAAGAGTATCGTGAGTCGATCAAATCGCATCGGGTTATGGTTATCAACCTGGTTAAATCGAGCAGGGCCAAATGATAAACGCAAACAGGAACGTAGAAACAGCTAAAAGGGTAGAAGAGGATGTGGCTTTTGCTTTGGAGAAGAGGTTGTCGGTTGGGGTAATCATGATGCCTGAGTTTAGTAAGTTTGATTACTTGATAACCAGGCCAGGTGACAACGGATTCAAGAAGGCAGTAGCCATCGCGGAGTTTCGACACAGACCAGACGTTCGCATAAACCAATACGACACAGTGTTCTTGGATAAGCAGAAGGTCACGAAGATGCAGGAATGCGCGGAAGCGATGTGCTTACCAGCGTTGTTTATTGTAAAGTGGATGCAGGATGTGCCGCGATGGATAGACATCAATGGCTTTACTGGTTCTCGTATGATGAAAAGAAGAGTAGAGGAGCGTAGTGCTGATCGCGCTATGGAAGTTTGCCTCTACCCAACGAATCGATTCAAGTTTTTAATTCTTAAGTGAAGAGGGAGATTATGATGGGTGTATTAGTTTTTGGTATATGGATCATTCTTGTATGGATCGCGGCAAAGCTAGGGGTGTTTGACCTATGAAGAGCGAACACAGCAGGACAGTCGGTGGTCTAATATTTGCATTCGCGTTGGGAGTTGTCATCTGCTTTGCGGTAACGAATGCGATAGGATTACACTCAAACCACTGCAAGCTTTTGGTGGCTGTTGGTGAGACACATTATGCTAACTGCTACGACACACGAAAAGATGTCCTCTACGACATCAAGGCTAAGATAGGCGAAACCAAAGGAGAAAGTTAAAATGCAAGACATGGTTAAAATGATTATGAACCCAATGATGCGCCGCGCTCCACAGGGCAAGGTGACTCCAGAAATGACAAAGATGCTGATAGACAACATGCCAGAGGAAGGCAATGGGCGAACATCGTACAAGGCGTGGGCCGCAAGCAACTGGTGTGTCGCACTCAGCAAGATTGAGAAGTCTCTCAGAGAGCACAGGGCAGGAAGATGATTATGATTCCTAGCAGATTTGAGGTCGTTCACATTAAGCCTCTGTCGGTCAACCAGGCGTGGAAGGGAAAGCGATTCAAGACACCAGAGTACAAGAAGTACGAGCGTGATGTCTTGCTTACGCTGACGATGCAGGGCTTCAAGCCATCGGATGTCCCTGAAGGGCCGATTGAGATAACTCTCATGTTTGGATTCAGCAATCCTCGTTGCGACTTCGACAACCCGATCAAGCCGTTTGTGGACATCCTCCAGAAGCACTACAAATTTGATGACTGTCGAATTTACAAGGCAACGATTCTCAAGGAGAAAGTTAAAAAAGGTTTTGAGTTTATAGCGTTTACTATTGGAGAGTACGATGAGCAAGGGTAAGGGTGATCCAAAGATTGGAGACAAGTGCGGGTGGCTTACAGTGATAGGCAAGCCGTTTATTCAAGACAACGAAAAATACTGCGACTGCAGGTGTAGGTGCGGTTCGGTATTAACTGTTAAAACTAGATCGCTACATGGCGGGTGGACAAGCAAAAGATCGTGTGGATGTCATTTAAGAAATGCTAAAAAGAATAGGATTGAAGAACATAAAAGATTCAATGTGGTTCATTCTGAACACAAAAAGGTCAGTAAGCACAAGAAGCACAAACTTTCAGAACGGATTGAGTCGGAACTAGAAGAGTTTAAGAAAAATGGGGGCGAGGTGATTAAGCTATGAACGATAAAGCGGTGGTAATGACAATCGATGCTGTTCGCACTCGGGCTGGTACGAACGAGGCAATTGTGAGCTTGGCAATACCTCTGGAAAATGCAGGGATGGTCGCAGGGTTGATGGGTAAGATCGGCAGACAGGTTGCGGTTGCCATGGCTGATGTCAACACAGCGCAAAAGATTGAGCCAGCCAAGCCTAAGCACCAGTACGGATTTGAGGCAAGGGCCTTACGCCTATCCAGCTTCTTCAACAACCCAAGAGTGAGAGAGGTACTCGGTGGCGACAAGGCATTCCTCGAGTGGATAAGACAGCAGTCGTGCGCGGTAAAAGAGTTTGGTGTCTGTGGTGGTGATGTGGTCGCTATGCACGTTCGCAGGGTGGCTAACGGTGCAGGGACAGGAATCAAGCCAGAGTTTAGCGCGATACCAGGCTGTCACAATCACCACACCCTACAGCACCAAAAAGGTGAGAGCGCAGTGGGTGGCAGAGAGTATTGGGATAAACTACAGCGAAGGTATCTGGATGATTGGCTCTGGCATGCGATCAAAAAGAACATGGGCGTTGAATCGATGGGTGACGTATCACCACTATCTATGAGGCTATGGTGTGATGACAACGGCATATCGGTAGCGACACTGCCAGCAGACTACAAATAGGGTGCGACCATGACCAGAAAAGTAACAGGCAAAAAGAGTATCCAGAAAAAGAAACTGCGAATAGTTTATGTACCTGTTTCTGATTACGGTCATCCCATCGGTGAGCATCACCACAAGGCGAAGATAAGCGATGCCGATGTCGAACTGATGCGACAACTGAAAGAACAGGGCCAAGCCTTGAAGGAAATTAACGAGCGTTTTCCAGAAGTAAGTGAGTGTACAATTAGAGACATCTGCTTATACAAGAAACGTGCAACAACACCTGCGCGATGGCGTAAGGTTTACAAAGAGGGATAGGGTATGGCTAGACCAACCACATGGAGTAAGGAAGTAGAAAGGGACGCATGGAAGTACATCGACCAATACCACAAGCATGGGCATGCTGTGCCATCAGTGGTAGGGCTTTGCAGTGTTTTAAACCGAAGCAGGTCAACTCTATACTTGTGGGCCGAGGAAGGTAAAGGGGAGTTTTCGGACATATTACAAGCAATCAACGAGAAACAAGAGCTTGTCACGTTCAATGGTTCGCTTCTTGGCGACCTTAATCCGACCATCGCAAAGCTTCTTTTGGGCAAGCATGGGTATCACGATAAGCAAGACACCAAGACCGAAGGGACGATGAACATAAGTGTCGTATCTGAATTTGACGACTAAGAACGTTCGCTTTGGTTTTCCTCTCCGAGAGTGGCAGAAGCTGTGCGCTAAAATCAAGGTGCGCTTCTTGGTTCTAGTTCTACACAGACGAGCAGGAAAGACAGAGCTAGGGCTTAAAAAACTTCTCGATAGCGCGGTAAAGACAGAGCTAGAAATGGCCCTTTACTTCTACGTTGCGCCATTGCTGAAGCAGGCGAAGATCATTGCATGGTCACGACTCAAGCAGATGGTTGCGCCACTCGTACCTTTTGGTGCGGTTATCATCAACGAGTCTGAGTTATTCGTTCGGTTTCCACACAACGGTTCAATCATCAGAATTTACGGTGCTGACAATCCCGATGGCATGCGTGGTGTGCGTCTGGATGGCTGTGTATTGGACGAGGTGGCTCAATTCAAGCCAGAGGTATGGGAGGACATAATACAGCCAGCACTGTCAGACAGACTTGGTTGGGCATGGTTTATCGGCACACCAAAGGGCATCAATTTATTCAGCAAGCTTTACTTCGCGGCAAGGGGAAGGGAAGATTGGGGTAGAGCTTTGTACACTGTGTATCAAACAGACGCTCTGCCGACTACCGAGGTTGCGCGGCTCAAGGATGAAATGAGCGAGGAAGCTTTCAATCGAGAGTTCATGTGCGACTTCGCGGCTGGTGGGGAATCACAGCTAATTAGCCTAACAGACTGCCACACTGCCGCAGACAGGCTTTACGCTCAGTCAGAGATGGATTACGCACCTGTGATCATTGGCGTTGATCCTGCGCGATTTGGCGATGACAGGTCAGTGATCCAGAGGCGGCAGGGCTTGCAGGCTTATGACCCTGTCGTTTACACCAAGATAGATAATATGTCGCTGGCTAACAAGGTGGCTGAGACAATACGACAGCACAAGCCTGATGGTGTGTTCATCGACAGTGGTGCAGGTGCAGGTGTCATCGATAAGCTTAGGCAGATGGGCTTTGATGTCATCGAGGTTCACTTTGGCGGCAAGGCTGATTCAAACGAGTATTTCAATAAGCGTACTGAGATGTGGTACAAAATGAAGCAGTGGATAGAGTCTGGTGGCGCGATACCCAATGACGATGACCTTAAGACTGAGCTTGCAACACCAACCTACAGCTACGATGCCCAAGACAAGAAGAGGCTAGAGTCTAAGGATGACATCAAGAAAAGGATGCCTGGTGGTGAATCTACCGATAAGGGTGACGCACTCGCACTCACTTTTGCCTACCCAATAGACAAGAAAGTGGGCGACATGGATCAACAGTCGCTGGACGATTACGACCCATACGACTAACAAAACACCACCAATACTGGGGTATTTAAGCGATAAACCTTGCACCTATGCGGGTTTCAGAGGTATTATTTAATTCTCAATAACATTTGTAAGCCCCTTGTTAATGAGCGAAGGCCGCCAATATGTCCCCCCGACATGGCGGCCTTTTTTATGGATGCCTCTATGCATAGCCATAACTTGTTATTCGTCTGTAATAATTCGGATGTGAATGAATTGATGAGTAAATGGTTCAAGCAAGATGAGTCTGCTATCGAGTGGGCAAGGATGCTTTGGGACACCATTCAGTTATGGGATGACATCTACGATGGCGATGAGGTTGATAAGAATCACCTCAATCTAGTCATGCTCAATACAATGACCAAGATGACCACTAACCTCTTCTACCTACGCCATGTCAGCAAGCTGTCGGCTCAACTTGAGTCGTGCATCCTCCAATGGATCACAGCCAATCGATACGAGGAAGTGGAGGATCAAGACATCGGGGGATATGAGAGAGCTTTTATTCTAAGGGCTGGCTACTACAGCATGATGCACTACATAACCTACCTGATTGGCGGTCTAGCTTGGGCTGACCAGCACTCAACAGAAATATGGTCAAGCTACGGTGAGACTTTTGAACAATACTTAAAGGAGTTTTAATATGCCCGATCCAGTTACGGCAATCGTTTCAGCAGTTATAGGCGCAGGTGCTAGTGTTTATAGCGGGAAGAGTGGTGCGCGGAAGCAAGTTAACTCCGCTAATCAACAGGCCGAGCGAGAAAAGGTCTATCAAAGCCAACAGCTTGAGCAACAACAGGCAGAGTTAGCACAGCAACAGGTTGAGTTTGGCAAGCAACAAGAGGTTTACGCTGAACAGGCAAAGTTCGCTCAAGAGCAACTTCGCATGCAGGGTGAGTCGATAGGCATGCAGGCAAGAAGCTACGAAGAGCAGAAGATTCGATCAGAGAAGCAAGCACAGCAGAACGAGGAACAAATGAACCGAACACTGCAAAAGAAACCAAACACCAAAAAGATACTCAGCGCGGCAAGCCAGAAGTCTAAGGCTGGTGTCGGAGGCACTCTGCTTACTGGCCCAGGCGGTGTCAACCAATCTGACCTAACTCTAGGCAAGAGTAGCCTGCTTGGTTCATAATGAAAAACGATCTGGAGGCTCTGAGGGCGAAGGAAGCTTATTTTAAGCGTTGGTCTAATCTAAAGACTGAGCGTTCGTCTTGGATGCCAGAGTACCGCGAGATTAGTGAGAACTTTCTGCCGAGAACAGGTCAGTTCTTAGTGACCGACAGAAACCGCAAGAAGCATTGGAATCGGATCATTGATAACTCTGCGAATCGTGCGTTGAACATCCTCACCTCTGGATTGATGAGTGGCGCATCGTCACCATCACGACCCTGGTTTGAGATAGAGACAAACGACCCTGACCTTAACAAGAAGTCAGACGTTCGTGTGTGGCTAGATTATGCGAAGGACATACTGCTGACCATCTTCGCTCGATCAAACACATACCGCATGTTGCACTCTTCCTACGAAGAGCTGGCACTCTACGGCACTCACTCTAATATCATCATGCCGAATTACGACAACGTGATTCATCACTTTCCACAAACCTGTGGACAGTATTGCCTGGCAACCGACTACATGGGCAACGTCAACACCTTGTACCGAGAGTTCAACAAGACTGTGCTGGAGACAGTAACTGAGTTTGGATTGAAAAATGTCTCAAGGTCAGTGCAGAATATGTACGGCAACGGCACTCTTGACTCGATGGTAAAGATAATTCATGCGATTGAGCCGAGGGCGGCAAGAGATAAAAACAAGCTTGATGCTCAGAACATGGAGTACGCATCGGTGTATTTCGAGGAAGGCGAGAACAGTTCTAACTACCTTCGTGAGTCAGGCTTTGAAATGTTCAGAGGAACAGCACCAAGATGGAATACGCGAGGCAATGATGTCTACGGTATCGGTATTGGTTCTGAAGCGTTGGGCGCAAACAAACAGCTACAGCACGAACAGCGTAGGAAGGGTCAGGTCATTGATCTGAAAACCAACCCACCTCTACAAGTTCCTGTGCAGATGAAGGGTAGGAACGTAGAGAGACTGCCTGGTGGCATAAACTACTTCAACCCTCAGACACCTGCGGCTGGCATAAGAAACGCATACGAGGTTGATCTCGATGTTGGCACGTTGAGAGAGGACATCTTTGACGTTCGACAGATGTTGCACCAAGCTTTCCATGCCGACATCTTTCTAATGATGAACAGTGCGGTTGATACTCGCATGACAGCGACAGAGGTCGCTGAACGTCACGAAGAGAAGCTGTTGATGCTTGGGCCAGTTCTTGAGCGTCTACACAACGAGCTACTACAGCCACTGGTTGAGATTACTTTCGCGCATGTCGTTGAGGCAGGCATTCTCCCGCCACCTCCAAAAGACTTGGAAGGGCGCAAGCTAAACATCAAGTTCGTGTCGATGCTTGCACAGGCTCAGAAGGCTGTTGGTTTGAACAGCGTTGAGAGAATGATGGGTAGCGTACTGAACGTGGCTCAGGCAAATCCAGACGTATTAGATAAGGTGAACTTCGATGGCTATGTCGATGAGGTTGGAGAGACACTAGGTGTTGATCCGAGGCTCTTCAATGACGAGGCTCAGGTTAAGTTCATAAGAGAAAGCAGGGCTAAGATGCAGGCGGCACAAGCGCAGGCAGACGCTCAAATGCAACAAGTAGAGGCGGCCAGCAAGATGGCAGTGGCTCAAGGAGCGGCACAGAAATAGCCATGTACCGCACAATAAAAAAAGGGACACTCCCACCTTCAGGATGGGTTTTTGTTTCTGGTAGCAAGACCCAAATAAAAGAGCGGCCGACATTGGTTGATAGGGATGAGTCTATCGCGCTCATGAAGGGCGACCCTGGAGAAAAGGGTGAGCGCGGCATACCAGGGCCAATTGGCCCAAAGGGTGAGAAAGGTGAGCATACTGGTATCAAGGGCGACAAAGGTGACAAGGGTGACAGAGGAAGAGAAGGCCCTACAGGAAGGCAGGGCATTCAGGGAGAGACGGGGGAAAAAGGCGATAAAGGTGATGTTGGCCCAAGGGGTGATAAGGGTGAGAAGGGCGACAAGGGTGACGATGGCACTGGATTAAAGTCTGCCTATTACAAAGACAACGCTCTCGTTCTAGAGACAACCGATGGGAGAACCTTAAAGGCTAGTCTAAATATTGAGCGTGGGAAAGATGGCGCGACCATTGCCAAAGTTGTATCAAGCGGACAGGAAGTCTGCATTGAAATGACCGATGGAAAAAAACACAAGTTTAAAGTCAACACTAGTCGGCCGTTTGGTGGGTCTGGTGGGTCTGGTGGGTCTGGTGGCGGCAGTGGCACAGTAACAAGCGTTGCGGTGTCTGGTTCTGATGGAATAGAGGTGGATTCTGGCACGCCAGTGACGACTAGCGGCACGATTGCTTTAGGCTTGAACAAAACCACCACTTTGGCGTTTTTAAACGTAGAGGATGGTGCAGACGCAACCGATACGGCTAACGTAACAAGCGCAGGCGCGTTAATGGATAGCGAGGTTACTAACCTTGCACAAGTTAAGGCTTTTGATTCTGCTGATTATGCAACATCGGCTCAAGGCGCAACTGCGGATACAGCGTTCGGTTGGGGCGATCATAGCGTTGCTGGATACTCTACAGCCACAGGTGTAGAGAATAACGCTGATGTAACAGACGCGACCAATGTTGCTGAGGCTGGTGCGGTAATGGAGTCGGACACCTCTACAGCAAGCATGTCCTTTGCTATTGATGAAGACGACATGGTCAGCAACAGTGCAACTAAGTTTCCTGTACAACAATCAGTTAAGGCTTACACAGATGCGGTAGGAACTAGAGTAACGGCTCTTGAAGCAGAAAGCACACCTACAGGTTCAGTTCATGCCGTAGCCTATGATGCAAGTGCGTCTGTTCCATCAGGTTATCTTTATTGTGGTGGTGCGGCCGTTAGTAGAACTACTTACGCTAATCTGTTTTCTTTGCTTGGAACTACTCACGGTGCTGGTGATGGATCAACCACGTTCAACCTACCTGATTATAGGGGTAGATTCCTGCGCGGATTGGATGATGGTGTTGGGTTAGATACAAGCAGAACAATAGGTAGTGAGCAAGCTAACTCTAACAAGTCTCACTCTCATGCTGTGACTGTAGATTCTGAAAGCCATTCTCATACAGCTTCATCAGCAAATGATACACACAATCACTCTATCACTGTAAATAATGATTCCCACTCGCATAATTTTCGAGCGCAACCAAACACCAATGCTGGTACATCGGGCGGCTCATACATGGGCAACACGAGGCTTGGTTCTGGCGGTGGCAACGTAATCTACACAGAAAGTGTCAGACCAGACACTCACAACCATAATGCATCTTCGGCAAACGATACGCACAACCACACCATCACTGTAGACTCTGACAGCCATTCGCACACAGCCTCGTCAACCGCAGATGGTGGAACAGAATCAAGACCCGAAAATACTTCAGTAACCTACATCATTAAAACATAATGTCACAAGAAGAATATGATGATTTTAAGAAAGCCGCGTGCCGTAATTGTGGAGAGAAGCAACGTGATTTAGTTGTTGAGCTTAAGGACGAGGCGGGAGACGAGTATGCAGAATCGTACTGCGAGAATTGTGCAGAATACGAACATCACGACCTAAAATGGCGCAATAACAAAAACTGGACAGCTTCAGGAGAATAAATGCCAAGTGTAACTATTTCAGCTTCCATGAGTACGAATAAAGTCTGTGTAGCCATAACATTAAAAACAGGATGTATAGTTTATGTCACAAGATGAATTTGACCCTTATGACGAACAAGGTAACTCGGATGAAATAGATCGATCAAGGCTGATGGACAGGCTTGCTGAAGAGCGTGAGAACGATGATATAGCGTGGTTGATGTCAGGTAACACTGGCAGACGAATCATGTACAGATTGTTGGAGCGGCATGGGATTTGGCACTCAAGTTATCAACCAGGCATCGATGCCATGCAGATGGCATTCAACGAAGGCAGACGAGCATTGGGTCTGCAGTTACTAGAAAAAGTTATGGAAGTCGCGCCAAAACGGTACGACTCAATGCTAAAAGAGGCAAAAAAAGAAAATGACAGACTTGCAAACAACGACAGAACAGACTGATACAACAGTAGACGTTAGCGAATCTCAAGAAGTAGAACAAGTTACAAATGTCGAACAGGCAGATCAAACGGTTAACGAAACCACAAACGATCAACCTGTTGGGCAGGAAGTAAAGGCTGATGCGGAGAATGACTCACCAGATGGGTCAGACAATGCAACAACCGAGCAACCAGAAAAATATGAATTTGTTGCACCTGAAGGCTCTGAGCTTTCAGACGTTGTAAACGAAGCTTATTCAGAAGTTGCCAGAGAGTTGAATCTAAGCCAAGAAGATGCCCAAAAGGTTATTGACGCAGTTTCACCAAAACTAGCTGAAAGTCAGCGAAGTGCGATTGAAGCTATGCAAAACAAATGGGCAGATGAATCTCGAAACCATCCTGAATTTGGGGGCGACAAGTTTGATCAAAGCTTGGGGCAAGCAAAGAAGGCAATCGGGCAATTTTCGCCAGAAGGTTTTGGGGAGTTCTTAACAGAGACAGGATTAGGCAACCACCCGATGATGATCGAGTACGCCTTGAATGTTTCTAAAGCGATGAGTGAGGATAGTTATGTGGGACAAGGTGGCAGTAAAGTCAACCGAGGCCCTATGACAAGCCAATCGGCCGCATCCTTGCTTTACACTAAAAGTTTAGAGGAAAATTAAAATGGCAACATTATCAAACACAGCATTGACGCTGATTGATTGGGCTAAAAGACGCGACCCTGATGGTAGCGTACCCGTCATAGCAGAACTGCTATCACAAACAAACGAAGTCCTAGAGGACATGCTCATCAAGGAAGGTAACCTTCCAACTGGTGAACGTGTAGTTATCCGAACAGGGCTACCATCTGTCTACTACCGCATGCTCAACCAGGGCATTCCAAGTAGTAAGTCAACCACAGCCACTATCGATGAGGCTACCGCGATGCTTGAAGCACGTTGTGAAACTGACGTTGATTTAGCGTCACTCAACAACGACAAGGCAGAGTTGTTACTCAGCGAAGATCGTGCCTTCTTGGAAGCGATGAACCAAGAGCAGTGCAGTGCATTGTTTTACGGCAACCCGCAGACAGACCCTAAGAAGTATTTAGGTTTGGCGGCACGTTATTCTGACCTTAGCGCAGGCAATGCGACCAACATCATTGATGCTGGTGGTACAGGTTCTGACTTAGCAAGTGTTTACTTGGTATGTTGGGGATCAGACACAGCTTACGGCATCTTTCCAAAAGGTTCTAACGCTGGTCTTGAAACAAAAGACTTGGGCGAAGTGACTGTCTATGATGGCGACAACCGTATGCAAGCTTATGCTCGTATCCACAAGTGGAAGCATGGCCTAGTCGTTAAAGATTGGCGTTATGTTGTGCGTATTGCGAACATCGACATCAGCGACCTACAGGGTGTCACAGGCACACAAGCGACTTCATCTACGACTCAATTGACTCGTTTGATGAACACTGCTCTTTACAAGCTACCTAATCCAAACATGGGCAAATGTGCGTTCTATATGAATCGCTCTGTTCACGCTGGCTTGGCGAACCTTG